TTCACACCTCTTATCGTGGTGTAAAGTATGAGTGCAAGCAAAATGGTGAAGAAGTACATGGTACTTTTTGCTATCGTGGTCATTCTTACAACAAGTGAGGCAATTATGGAAGCACTGCAAGTAGTCGGGATCGTATCCCTAAGTTGTGTTGCTGCTATGTCATTACTTTACGGTGAACTAATCCTATTGCATAAAATCTAGGATGATAAAGGAGAGGTTGAGAAACCTCTTTTTTTGTATCTATATATTGGGGAGGCTTGACGCCTCCTCTTTTTTTGACTATAATTACCTTTGTCGAGGTTAATAAGGATGGAACAAAACAGGATTAAAGAACTCATTGCAGCTTTGGAAAATATTGTAGATATGCTAAAATCAGAAGTGTACTCTGATCCATCGGCATATATTGATTACACAGAACTTTCTGATTATGATGAGATTTTTGTTGGAGATGATGATGGTTATCCAGATTAAGGAGGTATTATGTACGAAGAATTAGACTGCTTTGAAGAAGCACTTAAACACTTTGGAACTAGAGTTGAGATCATTTGTGCTATGGAATTATCAAGGAGAATAGAGTCTGAAGATGCATATCAAATGATTAAGGATGAACTTAAAGAAGTGAAAAAATGTCGTAAAAGTTTGAAGAAAGTAAAATGAATGATGTTAAATTGATCTCTGTTACACCTGATGCAGAAAAGCACATGGCCTATTGTGCCCGTGTAAGTAACCCTAAGAATCAGGACAATGAAAAGATTGCTGGTCTTCTTAAGTATTGTATTAATCATCAACACTGGAGCATCTTTGAGCAAGCATTTATGACCCTTGAGATTGAAACTACAAGGGGATTAGCAGCTCAAATACTTCGGCATAGGAGTTTCACATATCAAGAATTTTCGCAGCGATATGCTGATTCTTCTATGCTTGCTAATGAGATTCCTCTTCCAGAACTTCGTAGGCAAGACACAAAGAATCGTCAGAATAGTATCGATGATGTAGATCCTTTTACTATTCAGAAGTATCAGATCCTGATGCAAGACCATTTCAAAAAAGGAATGGAATTGTACAAGAGTATGCTTGATGATGATATTGCAAAGGAATGTGCCCGGTTTGTGCTTCCCCTCGCTGTGCCCACCAGGCTATACATGACCGGTTCTGTGAGGTCATGGATCCATTATATCGATTTGCGCTCTGCAAACGGCACACAGAAGGAGCATATGGACATTGCTGAGTCTGCACGTTGTATTTTCTGCTGCCAGTTTCCCACTATTGCTGAAGCATTGGGTTGGGACAGGAAAGAAGATTGTCCTGAGTGTGTTGATCAATCTGCTATCACGCTTGAATAAATAATAAAAAAGTTTTTCAGAGCTTCGTAATGAAGAGAATTAAAAATGTAAGTACTCATGAAATTGTTGGGTTGCTCGGTGCTCATGCAGCGATTGCAATGTTCCAAGGAAAAGCAGAAGCTGGTCCTAGAGCACTTGGAAATAGATCTATAATCTTTGATCCAAGACTTCATAATGGAAGAGTTTATATCAACCGTTTAAAACAAAGAGAATATTGGAGACCTTTTGCGGGGACAATTTTAAAAGAATTTGCTGGTAACTGGTTTGACTTAAAAGGAATGGAGGATTCTCCATGGATGAGCTATGCAGTAAAGATTAAAGATCCAGAAAAAAATTCTGAATTGATTCCTGCAATTTTGCATAAAGATCATACTTGCAGAATTCAAACTTTGAGTAAGGAACAAAATCCAATTTTTTGGGGATTGATATATAACTTTTGGAAAAGTTGTGACTGGAAAACTACTCCTCCTATCATTGGAAACACATCATTTAATATTGCTGGAGAACCTCTTGTACATACAATAGATGATGCAATAAGAACTCTAGAAAATAGTAAATTGGAATATCTTTGGATTCCAGAAGAAAGAGAATTAATCGTCGTATCTAACAAGTAATTAACATGAAAATATTAGGAATCAATATCTCTCATCATGGATCCTCTTGTTTGATAGAAGATGGTAAAGTTAAATTTTTTTTGGAAGATGAAAGAACAAGCAGAATAAAGCACTATTGTGTTACTGAAAATTATTTGGGATTTAAAGCTGGAAAAGTTCCCATTTACTTTTTAGAAGATCTTCTAAAGCATACTAATCATATAGATTATATTGTTTTCTCATCATTTGAAAGAGAAGAAGAAGATATTCATACATCTGATGATTTTATTATTGATCAATATCTATCTCGTTTAGAAGAAGGTGGTATTACTTGGGGTGAAGTTGTATTTGATTCTGAGAATCACCACATTTATCATGCAGCAAATGGATTTTATGGATCAGGATTTGATGATGCTGTTTCGTTAGTCATTGATGGTGGTGGTGGACTTTACAAAAATGAAGAAGTCATGAAAAAAGTGACTGGTGGTCCTGATTACTTTAGAGAAGTAGAAAGCATTTATAGATGTAACTACTCTGATGGTATTCAAAAAGTATGGCAGCACTATGGATTTGATAGTTCTTCGCCAGAAAGTACTAGTGATGTAATGCCTGATGATATTTTTGTACATGAAGAAGAGAAAGATGTACTTTCAAATTCTTTAAGTTGTGGTCCTTTGTTTAATAGATTATCGTATTTACTTGGATTTAAGGATGGTAGTGATTCTGGAAAAGTCATGGGTATGGCTTCTTACATCATGAATTTAAATGATGCACAATTATCTCCATACTGGTGGGATGAATGTGAATGGTTTGTTGAAGAAAATGGTGTTTGGGTGACGAGTGAAGACTTATCTGATGGACTTGCAGACTCGGATTTTCCTTTCGACAGAAATAATTTTAAAACTGATTTTTATTTGAAGTGTAGAGTAGCAAAAAAACTTCAGGATGAAACGTTTGAGCACACTGCAAGACTGATTGAAAAAGCAATTGATCTGACTGGATGTAAGAATATTATTTTAAGTGGAGGATATGCTCAAAATTGTTTAAATAACTATAGATATTTGGATATATTACCAAAAGGTGTTAAACTGTATGTAGATCCAATAGCAAATGATTCTGGAACTGCATTAGGAGCTGCTCAATGGTTATATTATAAGTTAACCAAGTCTCAAGAAAAGAATCCACTGACCACTTTATACCTTAGTTAATATGAAAATAATAGAGAATGTTTCTACTGTTGATGTTGTAAATAAAATTCTAGATCAAAAAATTGTAACTCTTTTTCAAGGTAGATCTGAAGCAGGTGAAAGAGCACTTGGGAATAGATCTATCCTTTTTGATCCAAGAAATAAAAACGGAAAAAATATTGTTAATATAGTAAAGAAAAGAGAATCATTTCGACCTTTTGCTGGAACGATTCTTTATGAATATGCAAAAGATTATTTTCATATGGGATCCCTTGATGAATCACCTTTCATGGGATTTTCTTTGAGGTGTAGGGAAGAAAAGATTAAAGAAATCCCAGCTATAATTCACGTTGACGGAACTTGCAGAATCCAAACTCTTAAAAGAAAACAGAACCCACATTATTATAAATTGATTTCTCAATTTTATATTATGACTGGTGTTCCTGTTTTGTTAAATACTTCTTTTAATTTGGCTGGAGATCCTCTTGTAGAAACACCAGAAGATGCTATCGACACTTTAAAAAAATCTAAAATTGATTACCTATATCTTCCTGAGATTAACATGTTGGTGGAAAATGAATATGAATGATCAAACAGAATGGATTCTATCAATAAGTCTTGGTGCACATGATGGAGCTGTAACTCTTTTAAAAAATGGAAAAGTTGAATTGCATTTAAAGGAAGAAAGAATTAGTAGATTAAAACATGATTCTAATTTTCCATTTTCTTCTTTTAAAGTTGTTGCGGAGCATACAAAAAGTCTTTCAAAACTTTTACTAGGAAATGTTACTCCTGAAATTACGAAAAGTATTTTTTTTCAACTAGAGAAATATAGAATAAGTCTTCTTGAGTTTTCAGAAAAAATTTGTGAATCAAGTGATGAGCATCATTTATTCCATGCTGCTTCTGGATTTTATTTTTCTGATTTTAATCATGCAATTTGTTTAGTTATGGATGGATGGGGATCCTGTAGCCATGGTGCTTATTCTTTAGCATCTGAAGGTTTTCCATTTGATCCTATTGTTGTAGATGAAACTACTAGCATCTATGAAGCTAAATTTCCAGACAAGATAGAACTAGTTAAAAAATATGGAGTTTATGATCCTCATAGGATAGATGGATTACATGATTTGCAATGTAATAACTGTCAGTGGGAATCTGGAACAAGCGATGTAAGAGTTCCATCGGTAAAACAATTTTTTGAGACAAACGATAAGATGGTTGTTTCCAGTCACATGGACATTGGAGTTATGTATGGAGTAGTTAGTGCTTTTCTTGGATTTGATAATATAGATTGCGGAAAAACAATGGGACTTTCTGCATATGGTGAAGAAGATGATACTCTCCCTCCATTTTTTATTGAAGGAACACTAACTTCAAATAAAAATTTATTTACTCAAAGTAGAACTTTAGACAAAGAAAATTATCCAGTTTTAAATACAATTAATGAGTCGAAACAAAAACGAGCAAATCTTGCGTACAAAATACAAAAATCATTAGAGAAAAAATTTATAGAAAGAGTCTCTTATATTGATGAAAATTTTGAATGTAAGAACATCGTTATAAGTGGTGGCTGTGCATTAAATATAGTTGCAAATGGTTTACTACTTGAAAAGTTTCCTCACTTAAATTTTTTTATTGATCCAATTCCTAATGATTCTGGACAGTCTTTGGGAATGGCTTTATTATGGCACTATCAAAATGGTCCAAAGGAAATATCTAAACCTAACACTAATACTACTTTTTTAGGACCACACTATAGTAAAGAAGAATTAGAAGAAAGAATTAGGGAGGCAGTATGAGAGAAATAGAATGGATGTTAGGTATTAATGTTGCTGGACATGGAGGAAGTATTTGTTTGCTTCATAGGGGTGAACTAGTTATCTTTTTAAAAGAAGAAAGGATAAGTAGAACTAAAAGAGACCATTCTTGTCCCTTTATATGTGTTAAAGAAATTTTGCAATACACTAATCATCTTGATTATGTTGTTTTTGCTAATACTAATGATGAAGATCAACAACATTTTAAATCTCTTTTTAGAAAACATAGAATTAGAGTGGATAGTTATTTTGACGATGATGTTCTTTCTAGTGATAAGCAACTGTACGTGAGAAATAAGTATTCTACTCACCATTTAAATCATGCTTCTTCAGGATATTATTTGTCTCCCTTTGAAGAATCTATTTGTGTAGTAATGGATGGATGGGGGCACATTGGTGATCTAATTAGTTTGTTTAACAATGATTTTTATGGTGGTATAGATTTGATTCTTGGTCACAGGTTATATGAACACGTTACTATTTTAAAAAAAGAAAGAAGTAATACTTGGAAAGATCAGTGGAAAGTCCTCTACAAAGAAGTAGCTACTGACTGTAATCGTGGAAGTGAATATGAAGGAGAATATACAAGTTGGAGTAACATGGAGGGCGATCTAAAAGAATTGTATTCTTCTCAAATTGAACTTGATGAAGAAAATCTTCGCTTAGTTCCTACAATTAGCAGTGGAGTTATGTATGAAGCAGTCACTGGATTTCTGGGATTTAATGTAGAAGATGTTGGAAAAGTCATGGGACTTTCTCCTTATGGGAAAGAAGATAAAAATCTTCCACCATTTTTCTGCAATGAAAAATTTGATTCTAATGCTAATTTATTTCATCCATCTTTGCTTTTGAATAATGTTATATATCCTGATCTGGATGACTATAGAGATTCATTTGAGAAGAGATCTAATCTTGCATATGCTGTTCAAAATGCATTAGAGAAAAAAGTTCTATACATTATAGACAAAGCTATGAAATTAGATCCTTGTAAAAATATAGTCTTAAGTGGAGGAATATTTCACAATATTGTAATTAACGGAATTCTTGTAGAAAAATATCCAGATTATAATTTTTTTGCTGATCCTTTATGTGATGATGCTGGTCACTCATATGGATCTGCAAAAATGGTTTATGATGAAGTGACTGGTAATCATGTAAAAGATAATGTTGATAATCTTTTCTTAGGACCTCATTATGATGTAAGTAAACTAGAGAAAAGAATTCGTAAACATATTCAAAAAGTTAGCAAATAAATACAATTGTCCGGTGCTTTAAATTATGGCTACATATCCTGTTATTAATACAAAAACTGGTGAACAAAAAGAAGTGAAGATGAGCGTTCATGAATGGGATCAGTGGAAAGAAGACAATCCCGATTGGTTGAGAGATTACTCTGATCCATCAACTATGCCTGGTGTGGGTGAGGTTGGTGAGTGGAAAGACAAGCTCGTCGCCAAAAATCCTGGATGGAATGATGTGCTTAAGAAGGCATCGGAAGCCCCTGGATCTTACGTCAAACCTATCTAATTCTTTTATGCCTAAAAAGAGAAAGAACAATGACCAACCTATTGGAGTTGGACTGACTGCAAAACAGATGAAGCGCAAGAAACCAATTAATACTGATTTCTTGATAGACATTGAACCATTAACGGATAATCAGCAGAGATTATTTGATTCATATGCGGATGATAAACAAATAGTTGCATATGGTGCTGCTGGTACAGGTAAAACATTTATTACGCTGTACAATGCTATTCGAGATGTACTAGATGAAAACTCTCCATATCAAAAGATTTACATCGTTCGTTCTTTAGTTGCAACTCGTGAAATTGGTTTCCTTCCTGGGGATCATGAAGATAAATCATCCCTTTATCAGATTCCATATAAGAATATGGTGAAGTATATGTTTGAGATGCCTACAGATACAGACTTTGAAATGCTGTATGGTAATCTTAAAACTCAAGGTACTATTTCTTTCTGGTCTACTTCTTTCCTTAGAGGAACAACATTAGATAATGCTATTGTTATCGTTGATGAATTTCAAAACTTGAATTTTCATGAACTCGATAGTATAATTACTAGAGTTGGTGAGAATACTCGGATTGCATTCTGTGGTGATGCAACGCAAACCGATTTAACAAAAACAAATGAGAGAAATGGAATCGTTGATTTCATGACTATTCTCAGAGCAATGCCTTCATTTGATATTATTGAATTTGGTCTTGAAGATATTGTTAGATCTGGACTTTGCAAAGAATACTTAGTAGCTAAAAACGAACTTAAACTCTGATAAATTATGTTTAATCATGTAGAAATTGATCTTCCCAAACTCCAAAGAGAGAATATCGACGGAGTTCGTTTCTATAAAGTTCCCGATAATGGAGACCTTCTGAAGTTGGTCTCCATTACTTCTATTACCAGTCATCATAATCGTAAGATCTTTGAGAACTGGCGCAAGAGAGTCGGTAATGAAGAAGCAGATCGTATTACTAAAGCGGCTACAAGTCGTGGAACCGACATGCACACTCTTGTAGAAAAATATCTCTACAATGAAGAACTTCCACAAGTTCAACCTCTATCAGATATTTTATTCAAACTTGCTAAACCAGAACTAGCAAAGATTGATAATATACATAGTTTAGAGGGATCGATGTATAGCAAGCAATTAGGTATCGCTGGGACAGTAGATTGTATTGCAGAATATAACGGCGAACTTGCTATCATCGACTTCAAAACATCCAAAAAACCTAAACCTAGGGAGTGGATTGACCATTACTTTGTTCAGTGTTGCGCTTATGCGTGTATGTTGTATGAATTGACTGGTATCGTTGTTAAAAAATTTGTTATCTTAATGGCTTGTGAAAATGGAGAATGTGTCGTCTATGAAGAATACGATAAAGCAAAGTACATCAAACTACTCACCGAGTATATTAGAGAGTTTGTTACTCATCGACTCAAAACATATGAAAAATGAAATCACTCAAGAAATAGAAAAAGCTTTTGAGAACAAATTTCTCTGCTCAGCAAAATTTGTTCAAGAGATAGAAAAACTTGTGCAAAAAGAAAACATGTCGTATATTAATGCGATCATTCATTTCTGTGAACAAAATTCTATTGAACTTGAATCCGTTCCTAAGTTAATTACTAAACCTCTCAAAGAGAAGTTAAAGTATGAAGCAATGGAGTTGAACTTTTTAAAGCGCACTTCCATGGCAAAATTGGTTTTTTAATCCAAAAATCGGGCGAAAAAAATCCCGGTAAATTTTTCGCGTGTAGGTTTTTTATAATGAATCCATTTGAATGTTATAAGTTGTATCTTTCTTTGAAAAATCACTTTACAAAAGATGCATATGACTTTCACAAATATTGTGGGAAGAGTAGAGCTTCTATACAATCTTTCTACAAAAGAAAAGATAGGTATTTTTTTGAGAAGTTATCTAGACAAAAAAGTAAAAAAGAAGTCATTGATTTTTTTGTCTCAAATTTTGTGAGTGCAAGTGATCCTTCTACATTGTGGATTGGACAAATAATTCGAGAGGGTGAACGTAATTATACTGACTGGAAAAAAAGAAATCAGGCATTGTCCTATACTTTTAAAAGCGAGATGGAAGATATTCTTTCCACTCAGGGTTTAGATGTTGTATTTGCAAGAGTAAAAGGACATCCTCCTATTTTAAAAAGACATCTTTCTGGACAAATATCCATAGAAACAATGTCTATACTTGATAAAATATTTGGATTTGTAAAAGACTTTGATAAAGATATTCATGATCCAGTATGGGAAACCGTAAGTAAAAAAATTAAAAAGTATTCCCCATTTCTAAATATAGACATATTTGCGTACAAAAAATCTCTGAGGGAGATAGTGTTATGACTTTTTTCGATTCTGAAATCGTACAAAAAGAATTAAAAGAGATTTCAAATCTACAAGAAAAACTATATGGTTCTATGTTTGAATTTCCCTCAATGAATAATGAGAAGAAAATAGAACATATTGAGTGTATGGAGACTTTACTTGAAAAACAAACTGTTTTATATCAAAGATTGTGTCTTTCAGATGATCCCGAAGCAAAAGAGATGAAGAAGAGAATACTTGATTCTGCTGCTATGATGGGATTAGATCCAAAAGAAGATATGAACATTTTATTCCGAAATATGGTAAAATTATTGAAAACTATGAGACAAAAAATTGAGGCAGGAAGATGATTTGTGACGTTTTTGATAATAAGTTTGATCCTTTGTATTTGCATGAATTATATGAAAATACTATCTCAAGACTTCCTTATAATTTCACAAATATTGCAAATAGAAACACTCAACCTTATGGGTATAGTGGATCTCACCGCTTAATTGGATGTACTATTTTTAGTAGAACGGGAATCAATGATATAATAGATATTGATACAGAAAATTGGAATGCATTTTATGAAATGTTTCAAATGGTTGAAGATATTGTTGACGAGAGATTTTTCTTGAGTGCTGTATCTGTAAATTTGCAACCATATGGTATCGATGGTACTTGTCATGCTGACGCTGGGGAGGGTGACGATGATGAGTTTACTATTTTGGTAATGACCAATCCTATATGGAAAAAAGAGTGGGGATCTGGAGCTTTTCAACTGTTAGAAAAATATGATAATAATTCTAAAGTTATTGAAGAGCATGAATACGTTCCTGGTAGAATTTTAATTATTCCATCACCACATCCTCACCGTGGTCTTGCTCCAACTGAACCTTATGTATATCGGACTTCGGTTGTGTTCAGAGTCACACCAAATTTTGAAAAACACATCCCTTGACGCTAAATACAAAGTGCTCTACAATGTGTAGGTGCTCAACAGGCCAAATCCAACTAATCCGAAAAATCTTATGTCTTTCGCAAATCTCAAAAAGCAGTCTTCTTTTGGTTCTCTGACTCAGAAACTGGTCAAAGAAGTCGAGAAGCAAAACAACACAGGCGGTTCTAATACTGACGAACGCCTCTGGAAACCAGAGATGGACAAAACTGGTAACGGTTTTGCAGTCATCCGTTTCCTCCCTGCCCCTGATGGAGAAGATCTTCCTTGGGCAAAGATGTACTCCCATGCCTTCCAAGGTCCTGGTGGTTGGTACATTGAGAACTCCTTGACCACTATTGGTGGTAAGGATCCCGTCTCTGAGCACAATCGCGAGTTGTGGAACAGTGGTATCGATGCTGATAAAGATACTGTCCGCAAGCAAAAGCGTAAACTCTCTTATTATTCTAACATCTATGTTGTGAAGGATCCTGCAAATCCTCATAACGAAGGTAAAGTCTTCCTCTACAAGTTCGGTAAGAAGATCTTTGATAAGATCATGGAAGCAATGCAACCTGAGTTTGAAGATGAAGAAGCAATTAACCCCTTTGATTTCTGGGGCGGTGCTAACTTCAAACTAAAACTGAAGAAGGTTGCAGGTTATTGGAACTATGACTCTTCTGAGTTTGCTGCACCTGGTCCTCTCCTTAAGGATGATGACGCAATGGAAGCAATCTGGAAGAAGCAGTATTCTCTCGCAGAACTGGTTGCAGCAGATAAGTTCAAGTCCTATGAAGACCTTGAAAAGCGTCTGAATATGGTTCTTGGTAAGAGGTCTTCCCGAGAAGCTCTTCGTGAACAGGAAGATACTTACGATTCCATGTATAGTGCTCCTACTACTGAGGAATCAGTTATGGATGAACTTGAGCAGTCTTATCGTAAGAGTAAGGCTACTCCAATGCCTCAGTCAATGAAAGATGAACTTGACTCTTTGAGTGAAGGTCGTGACTTCAACAGTCCTGATATTACTGCTGGATCTGAAGAAGATGATGCTCTGTCCTATTTTCAGAAACTCGCTGAGGGATGAGATGGACCTATGAAAGGGTATGTCTTACTCTTCTAGTGATAGCAACGTATTATAATATTCTAAGGGGTCAATAAGACCCCTTTTTTATTTTATTCTAATATCGTCAACTCTTTTTAAATTTTTGTTGACGTATTGTGAAGATCCTTTTTTATATGCGAATAGATCGTCAGATTCTTGCTCAATTAATTCAAGATATTCTACTCTTAATATTCTAATATTTCTTAATGCATCTTGTCTTCTTTCTTCAATCACATAATTTGTAATTGGAATAGTCATATCATTTATAGTTTCATATTCACCAGTGCTATAATCAAAATAATCAAAAGTATAATCTTGATCTACTTTTATTCCTCCAGGAAATATAATTTCTCCATCTAGGTTAGAAATTTGTAAAGATTCATGGTAAACAGTTTCATAAATTTTATCGTAACTTCCATACTTATCTAACAAATATTTTTCAAAACTCATATTATCCATAGGCCATTCTGACTGTATGTTTAATATATTGTTAGATAATAAAACAACCCAGTCTAAAGTTGGATCTCTATAAAATTTGTATGCAATTTGATCTGGTCTTTCATTACCAACAATTGAGTATTTTTCAAAAGCAGTTAATTGATTAAGAGCTATGCTTCTTAATTTTATTCTTCGGAATAAATTTTTTGCTTGAGTAAAGTTATTAAATTCTCTATTTTCTCTGTCTAAGTAGAGAATGTTTGGTACATGTTTGAAGTAACCTCTAGCCATTAGAATCCCATTCCTTCGTCGGTTGCAGATATATCTCCATAATCATTTGCTAATACTGGATCCAATTCAGCGAAAGTCATTGATAATTCATATGAAGTCATTCCAGTATCACTGTAAGTCATATATTGTCCATCAGGAGTATAATTCACACTAAAATCTTTTAATGCACATCTTTTAAATCTGTTCATATATTTATGGTTCTGCAAACTTCCTTTAACTTCGGTCATATAAGTTAAATCAAAAACTCTTGGAGCAAGTAAGAACAAATTTGTCTCCGTTGCTTCTGGAACCATTGAAATTTTAAATGATCTTATAATTTTTTTGATCATTTCTGTTTCATCTGGTTCTCTTGGAGTCAACCTAAACGTAAAACTAAATGATCTCAATGTTGGTCCTTGGAATAATAATTCTAAGTTGTTGTTTATAGATGCTCCAGATGTTCTGGATAAGAATCCAGCACCTCCACCAACTGCCATTCTCGTAAAATAAGAGTTGATCAGTGATCTCATCTCTGGTCCAGCTTCATCTGATAATAAATTTTCTATTGCTTCTTTACCTGTTTTTCCTAATGCTTTAAATCCAGATAGCATTCCCGCATCTGCTGTAGTACTTATCGCATTATACGCAACATTTGCTGCTTGCTGGGTGAAAGGATCCATTTCTCCTTCTCCCCAAGAGCAAGAGAGAGTATCTGCTGCTCCTCTTTGGATAGGTAAAAAAATTGTTTGCAACAATTTAGCTTCTCTTAGAGACGCACTTCCAAATCCAAATTTTTGACTTGCTGAGGTAAGACCTGATTTTTGATATGTTTTTATCTCTATTTTAATTCTATCTCCCTTCATTTTTACGGGGTAATACAACAGATTTGCACTTTCTTCTCCTTTACTTGATCTGTTTTGTAGTTGAGAATTTTGATTTCCTTGTTGTGTTTTAGTTGTTAATGATTTTGATGTCTTAGTACTTTTATCATCACCTAAAGGCAAACTTCCACCACCATCCATTGCATCACCAGCATCAGGCGGCGGTTCTTTGTCTACATTACCATTGGAATTATTATCTTCTGGTGTTTGCCCCCCGTTTTTGTTTCCAGAAGTGTCTGCTTTTATCGGAGAACTAGAACTTTCATTAACTTTAGTCAGAAGAGTTCCATCTGCAAAATTTCTAGCAGCTGCACCAGTATTTACTCTTGCGTCTTCAAATAATAGTTGATGAGCTGCTTTATTTCCATCATAGAAAGATGATAAACTAGTCTCAACACTTTTTTTACCAGTTATTCCATCAACAATCGCAAGAAGAGTTTGACTATTATCTAATGCTACTTGATATATTTCTGTTTTTCCTGATATAGTATCAAATTCGTAGTAAACTCTATCTGATGTTCCATTAAAAGTTTTTGGACCTAAAACTACAACGTTTGGTTTGGTTTCACTAGCAGTCCAACCAGTTTTTTTAGCTGCTCTTGTTTTATTTCTTTCTAGAGCTTGATTAATAGCCATTGAAAAGATAATTTGGTCCTAATACAAGTTATTTAGAGTACTTAATTCCTAATTCATGCTCTGTAATAATTTTGAATTCTAGCGTCCTATCTTTACACCATTCTTCTGCGGCTTTCCATTTTGCTTGATTTACAGCATAGGTTTTTGCCTCTGTTATAAGAGTCTTTTTAGATTTTTTTCCTTTCTGTGGTGGTTGAGTTTGTTTAAACGGTTTGACTTCTATTACATATTTTTTAACATTACCTGTTCCTTCTTTAACTTGTATGATAAAATCTGGAAAATACCTATGAACTCTCCTATCAACTGGAGACACATATGGGATACAAAACTCTTCGGATCCCCACTTTAATATATTTTCATTTAAATCACACCATCTGCAAAATTTTCTTTCCCAACTACTTCTACAAATTATATTTTTTGAATCGCCAACGTACTTTTCTGGATATTGTGGATGATATTTACTTTTTATTGGTTGCCCCATCTCTTATACATAATATACAAGGTTAAAAATTATTTATAAATGCCTTATATACGTCCTAAACATTATGCACATGGCGACATAAGAAAAAAGATTCTAAATGTTGCACAGACATCTGTCTTTATGGTGGATATAACTAGTGCAGTTAGAGGTAAACCTTTTGCCAGCGGTCTTACTTTTGATGACCAAGAGTTACTTAAAATAATGTGTAGTGATGCTTCTCTTCCTGGTGCTGGAATGGCGACTCATGAAGTCACTGGTGATTTTTCTGGTGTAACAGAAAAAATGGTTTATCGAAAGATGTTTGACGCAACTCTTGATTTAACTTTTTATGTTGATGTTAATTATGTTGTACCCACTTATCTAGAAAATTGGTTTAATTATTGTGTTGGTGAAGGTTATGGTGGTTCAGCACTTTCAAAGAGAGATTATATAAACAATAATGCTTATTATCGCATGAATTATCCTCATGGGTCGCAAGGATATAAAGGTGAAATTTACTTAGTAAAATTTGAAAAAATTGGAACAACTACTCAACCAACCATGGCGTATACTTTTGTAGATGCCTATCCATCAAATATTACTTCTACACCAGTTTCTTATAGTGGATCTGATGTTTTGAAATATAATGTTTCTTTTAATTATACTCGTTATGTAAAAGGAACAACAGTATTATCAGGTGGTCAATCTCTCCCAGTAATTATGAGTGATGGTGGTGGATCTAGAGGATCTGGTAATCCTGCTGCACCTCAACCACCTGCACCAAATAGAGGATCTGATGCTTCGAGAAAGAGTCAAGGAAGTTTGACTCAAGAAGAAAGAGATCGAAATGCGGGGGAAGACTTGAGAAAGAGGGTTAATCCCGATTCTTCTTTTAAAAAGAATCTTAATAAAGTAACTCCCGAAGATAGAGCATTAATAAAAGAAGAACTTAATGTGTTCTAATACTATAATAAATAAAAACATCCGAATTCATTATAGAATATCATGCCTTTGCCCAGAATTGTAACGCCAACTTATGAATTGGTATTACCATCTACAGAAAAAAAAGTTAAGTACAGACCTTTTTTGGTAAAAGAAGAAAAGGTACTGGTCTTAGCTCTAGAAACAGAAGACATAAAAGAGATTACAAATGCAGTTCAATCAGTTCTTGCAAGTTGTGTTCAAACAAAAGGAGTTAATGTAGCAAAACTTCCTACTTTTGATATTGAATATCTCTTTTTAAATATCAGAGCAAAATCTGTAGGAGAGTCTATTGACGTTAATCTTATTTGCCCAGATGACGGCGAAACAACTGAGACAGTTACCATTAATGTTGATGAAATAAAAGTCCAAAAAAATGATAAACACAATAATAAAATTGATTTAGGAAATGATCTTTTCATGGAAATGAAATATCCTTCCTTGGATGAGTTTATTAAAAATAACTTTGATCCAAATGAAAACATTGATATGGATAAGTCTTTTGATCTTATCTCTACATGCATCGATAAAATTTACAATGAGGAAGATGTGTGGGCTGCTTCTGATGTATCTAAAAAAGAGATAAGAGATTTTCTTGAACAGATGAATTCTGCACAGTTTAAGCAAATTGAAACTTTCTTTAGTACCATGCCTAAACTAGCTCATGAGGTTGAAATAACTAATTCAAATACTGGTGTTACCTCTACTGTAGTACTTGAGGGACTAGCATCTTTTTTCGGCTAGGAATGGTTCATATGGACCTCGTTAATTACTTTAAATTAAATTTTGCTTTGATTCAGTATCATAAATATTCATTAACAGAGATTGAAAATATGATGCCGTGGGAAAGAGATGTTTATGTCTCTTTATTACAACAACATCTTGAAGAAGAAAAATTAAAGCAAACCACGGGATAAAATGAATCTTGACGAGTTACTAAAATCTATAAGGGATGAGGGGAAGAAAGAATCTTCCCTTAAAGTAATTCCGGTAGACGATAATGAAAAACTAGTTGAAGAAAAAATTGATCCAAAAGTTTTAAAACTTTTAGGTTATGACTTTGTTGGCGACTTAACTTACGGTGAATATAAAACCATCTTAAAAGAAAAGATGATGGCTCAGAGAATGAATAAATCTGAGGATGATAGTGGAGATGCTGAAGTAATAACAAATGAATATAAAAGAGTAAAACCAAAAGATAACGATAAAAAATTTAAAGTAAAGAAGATTAAAATAAAATCAAAAGATATTAATTCCTCAAAAGGTGGTGGTATAAAAAGTCCTGGCGGAGTGAAGAGAACGAAAGTTTCTTCTCAAAAACTTCTTCCAGGAACTGCTGCTAAAGCTCTTCCTTCTGCAAAAGAACAGGATGAAGAAGGAAGAGATGAAAAACAGAAAAGAAAAAAATCAAAAGGATCTAAAGGAGATCCTTTATTGAAAAATGTTATAGCAATTAAAAAAACCACGTTACAGATTGTAGATATTCTTAATCAGCAAGGAAAACTTGCTAAAAAACAATCTCGAAAAGCTGGAGTTGAACAATCTAAATCTAAAAAACGAGAGAGAGAAGCAAAACTTGAATCTGGTATTGGAGCAGGAGTTGGAAAAGTTGTTTCTGCAGTAACAAAACCATTTACTAATATTTTTGATAAAATAAAGAATTTTCTAATATTTACATTATTGGGCATGGTTGTCCAAGAACTTTTCAATATTCTTAAAAATCCAAAGATTTTACTAAAACCTATAGAAGATGCTATTAATGGAGTAATTGGATTTTTAAATAATATTATTAACTTCTTTGATGATAAACTCATACAACCGATACGAGATCTTGTTAATAAAATTGAGGAGGGAATAAATTTCTTTATTGGAAAACTAAATGATGCTCTTGCTTTTATTCCTGGTGATTTTAAAATTCCAGAGTTAGATCTTCCAGATATACCTAAGTTACCAAATCTTGAGGAAGTTGATCTTACTTCTCCGGATGAAAATAAAGAAGAAAGTAAAGATGATTCTCAAGCAGAACAATCGGAAGATCAACCAGAAAAAAATCAACCTGATGTTTCACCACCTGCTCAATCGGATTCCCAACAACAACCTAAACCTGCTCAACCAAAGACAGAAACAAAACCAACAGAAACTAAGGCTGATAGTGGAAAAACACCTGATACTGGTGATAAAGAGGTACAAAAACTAAGCTTCGGTGGTCCTGTTTCTAGTTTTAGGAGAAGATCCAAACCGGTTCAACCTTTAAAAGTTGGTGGTAGAGTTCTTTCTGTAGAAGAAAAAGAATCTGGTCCAGCTGGAATAGTCCAGAAAGATTATAAACTTGACAGTGATTTAATCAAAGAAGGTGGACCTGTAAAGAAAAACACTGGAATGACTATAAGTGGTCTCGGAAAAGACACTCAGTTGACTGCTTTAACTCCTGGAGAATTTGTTCTTGTTCCTGGTGCAGCAAAAGCTCTTGGTCCAAAAACTTTAGAAGGAATCAATAAAACTTTTGGAGGAGATAATTTATCAAGATCTGCACTTCTTAAAGATGTTAAAGTTAAAAAATTTGAAGGTGGTGGAATGGTACAGTCTGGACTTCGGTCTAGATTTGATACCTCATTAATAGACAATATTAAACCTAGAAGTTATTATGATACCTCTGAAATTGATAATGTAAAGACACCTAATCAATCAACTGTAAATTCTAAGATTAATTCTTTAGAAAAACAAATTAAAGTCCTTCAAGAAACTATAAAGCATCTTGCTGGGTTAGTAAAAGTGATTAAAGGTGCAAAGTCAATTTTTAATAAAATATTCCCTGGTTTTCAGAAAAAAGGAACTGATACTGTTCCTGCTATGCTCACTCCTGGTGAGATTGTTATGAATAAAAAAGCTGTTGATGCAATTGGATCTAAGAAATTATTAGCACTTAATAAGCAGTTTGGAGGATTTTCTGCTAATAAACCAAAAATTGTTAGTAAATTAGGTCCGAGAGAATTGAGTGAAGTTGGTAATTTGATGGGAGATCGAGTAATGTATGCTGCAAGTGGTGGTCAAGTTCCTGATCGCCGCGGCCGCCGTCGCCCTCAGCGATCAGCTGATGATAATGCTACAGGAAGACCTAAACCAGAAAAAAATAATCCTCAGCAAGTAAGTAATCCATATAACATGGTTGTTACTTCTACTGCTATGAGAAATAGAAGTCTATCTATTTCTGGTGGTATGCACATGGGTGTTGATATTGCTAATGGTAGAGCTGGAGATCCACTTCAAGCATTTACTGATGGTCAAATTACTGGAAATGGAAAACCATCTGCTGGATATGGAAATTGGGTATCTTGGACTGATACTAAAGGAATTGAGCATTTTTATGCACATATGCAGAGACCTACACCATTTAAAGTTGGAGATAAGGTAAAGAAAGGAACAAAACTTGGTACTGTAGGAAATACTGGAAATTCTACTGGACCTCACTTACATTGGGAAACAGCAACAAAACCTGGAGATACTGGTAGATCAAAAGCAGCTGCTCTTTCTAGATTTAATCCTTTAGCAAAATATAGTCCATATGCACCGTTTGGTGGAACTGGTAAAGCTCCAGCAAGTGATGCTGAAGTTCCTGGAGATCCTTCTTCTTCTGCTCAAATTGCTGCTAATCAAGAGTCTGATTCTTCAACTCCTAGTTCAGTAAAGGTTGATTGGTCAAAAAGTAGATCAATTATAGGAGATTATAGAGCAGATGGTAATAATCCTTTCGGTGAAACTTCAGAAAATGCTAGTTCAAAAACTAAGACTATAGATGCAAAATCTATGTCTGCTCCTTCGTCTTCAAAAGTTACTTTAGATCCTACAAAAACTGGAGCATCAAATCCAGAAGTTTTTGCAGCTGCACAAAAAGCAAGAGTTGAAGCAAGAGCAGCTGGTCTTTCACCCGCAGAAGTTGAAAAGAGAGTTGTTGCTGCTTCTCTTGCAGCAAAACAAAAACAACTAACTAGTCCAAGTGCTCCGGTGAAAAAAGCACCTCTCCTTTTACCATTACCAATGGGTGATAGTAAGAGTCAAAAACAAGTTAGTGCAGTTGGAACTGGTGGAGGAACTAAACCAATTCATTTTCCATCAACAAATCCATCTATGATTGCCCATCGTTTAGCTGTAAAATCAACGTTAGGAATAGCATAGTAACATGGCATTACCAGCATTACTCACGGCAGGAAAAGCATTATTAGGCGGAGCAGGTAAAGATCTGTTAAAAGGTGGTGTTAAAAAAATTACTAAAGGTGCGATAACGAAAACTGGAAAGGATGCTGGTAAAAATTTAGTAAAAAGTAAAAAAACTACGATAAAAAAAGATAGATTATTAGGTAAAAAAAGTGGTGCCCTTGTAAAAAGTTATGGTTCATCTGCATTAGTTCCTATCAGTGCTTCTCCTGGAGCAATACAGAAAGTAGACAGTAAAGGTTCTGGCGAGTCTGGATTATTATCTGAAGTTATTGTTATTAATAAAACTACTGTAAAAATAAAACAACTTCTTGCTACAAATTTAGCACAACAAAAAGCAGCAGCAGACGCTGAAAGAAAGGCTAATGAAAAAGCAAAGAAGAGATCTAGAGAAGAAGAATTAGAAAGTCAAAAACCAACAGCAAAATCATCTAAACCAGGTATTAAAGATCCTGGTGGAAGTATTTTTGATAAAATAAAGAATTTTTTCTTATTTACTCTTCTTGGAATGTTAGCTCAGTTTTTATTGAGAAATGAAGATAAGATTCTAAAAATTTTAGATTTTATTTCAAAAAATCTTTCTGCTTCAATAAAAATACTTCTTGCTACTTTAAAAATATTAAAAGTAGCACCTTTGAAAATTTTAAAAGGTATAGCAAAACTTGGTTTTAAATTATTTGTTAGTGGTCCTTTAGGTCTTATTGGAAAGGTTATAAAGAAAAGTGCTGGGGTAATATTCAACACATTTAAAGCTGCAGGAAAAGCATTCTTCAAGTTCTTAAAAACTGCAATATTAGGAGCTCTCAAATTAATTCAAGAGTTAGGTAAACAAGTTGCTAAAACTGCTGTTAAAGTCGGAAGTGAACTAGTAAAAAGAGGAAAACAACTTATTGAATTTGCTGCTAGAGTTTCTAGAGCATTTACAGGAGCTCTTAAAGGTGGGCAAGGTCTTAAAGGAGCAGCTGGAGCAGTTGTAAAATCGGCAAAAAGATCTTTAACTAAAACCTTAACAAAAGAAGCAGCAAAAAAAGCTGCTCAAAAAGCAGGTCAAGAAGTTATTGAAAAAGCAGGTCAAGAAGTTGTAGAGCAAGCTGGGAAAAAACTTGCTCAAAAAGGTGTAGAACAGGCTGCAAAAAAAGTTGCATCAAAAGGATTAGCATCAAGAATTCCTGTAATTGGTCCACTGATAACTGCTGCAGTATCTTTGCTTTCTGGAGAACCTGTTGGTCAGGCTCTTTTTAAAGCTGGTGGTGCTGCACTTGGTGGATTTTTAGGATCTTTTATTCCTATTCCAGTTTTAGGAACTTTAATTGGAGAATTGATTGGTGAATATGTTGGTGATCTTGCATATGTTGCAATTAGTGGTGGTGGAATAGATGCTGTAGGTAAAAAATTACAGTCTGATCTTACCGCTGCAATGAGTGTTGGTAATGCTGCGATAAAATGGATTGGTGATGGATTTTCTAGACTTTCCGAGGGCATACCAAAACTTTTTGGTGGTGTTCCTAATTTTGTATGGTTATTGAATCCAACGAACTCTGCTCCTCTTTTCTGGAAATCTTTCTTCACTCGTGACAAAATGTCTGAAAAAAAAGTTGAGCAAAAAATGTTTGGTGGTTTTATTGGAGAAGTAAAAGATGCTTTTTCTGGTATATTCTCTGCGGGACCTACAAAAGGACCCGCTACTGCATCTGTTTCTACTAGTGGACGACCAAAAGATCCTTTCAAACTAAAAGATATTGAGATTTCTAACATACCACTAAAAGATGGAAAGAAATTTATAGGTATAACTGCTAGTGAAGATGCGCTTGAGGGAATTGGAGGTCTATTTGGTGGCGGTCTTGGTGATGCATTAGGTCTTTCTCGTAATAATCCATCTGGAAGTGGTGTTCAGACAGTACAATCTGGTCCTAGTAATTATTCTGCTGCGTCTTATAAAGAAGATCCAGAATTTGAAAAAGAAGTAAATAGACTTGCTCAAAAATATGATATTGATGCTACAGACCTTCTTGGTCTGATGGCTTCAGAATCTGGATTGAATCCTCAAGCTAGAAACAAAAGTGGTGCAACGGGTTTGATTCAATTTATGCCCACTACTGCTAGATCTTTAGGAACATCCACTGCCGCACTTTATAAAATGAACAGAGTGCAACAAATGAAGTATGTTGAAAAATATTTTGATTATTGGAAGCTACCTAAAGGAGCTACTCCTGGACACTTATATACTTCAGTTTTCTTACCAGCATTTACAAATAAACCAGCAGATTATATTGTTGCTAGGCGTGGTGGATTTAGAGATAGTTGGGGTCATCATCCAGCATCATGGTATACTCATAATGCTGGTTTAGATTCAAATGGTGATGGTAGTATTTCTATTGCTGAACTTGGAGCAAGAATTCAGAAAAAGAAAAAAGAATTTGGTATTACTGGGGGAGGAAAGGCACCAGTTATCGCGAAGGAACCAGTAACTACTGAAACAGAAGTTGCAGTATCTCCTGAGGTTAAACAGAAAACTAAACAAAAAAAAGAAAATGAATCTGAATATGATACAAGTAAGCACGGAAAACCTGGTGGTCCTAAAATAGGAAAAGGATTTAACGCTGGAAAAGGTGATACAAATAGAAAAATATTTTTACACTGGTCTGCTGGAGATTATAATACACCATATAATAATTATCACACTACTTTCTTGGGAGATGGAACTCCAGTAAGAACAACTGCAAATTATGGTATTGATAAAAATAATCATACTGGTGGTGCAAATACAGGTAGCGTTGGACTTGCTATTGCTGCAATGGCTTCAGGTCAGGAGCATAATTTTGGAAGTTATCCTCCAAAAGAATCTCAGTTGCAAGCGATGGCTTTAGAAGCAGGATCTCTTGCAAAAGCATGGGGATGGAGCGAATCAACAATCGATAAAAATGTAATGACTCATGGTGAGTGGGAAAGATATGCTACTAAAACTGGAAAACTTCCTGGATCACCGCAAAGATGGGATTTAGATAAAGTTTTCTCACCAAAAGAAAAGATTGGTGCTGGTGGAGATTATATGAGAAAACTAATAAAAAATTATTTTAAAGGAATAAATGATGGTAAGGTTGAACCCCCTGTAGAAGGAAAAACTATTGAATCTGACTCTCCATCGGGAGATTCAACGCCACCGGCACAGATTGCACAAGATCAGGGGCAAGATACTGGTCCAAGTATTGAAGTTGATTGGTCAAAAAATAAAGCAATTATAGGAGACTATAGGGCAGACGGTAAAAATCCATATGGTGGTGGTGTAGGATCTGCGAGAGGATCTGTGAGAAAATCAAAAATGACTATGGGTGTTAATTCTCCCAAATCTTATAATATTAAAGAATCTGCATATTATGATGACCCTACATCTCAACCAATCATTGTTCCTATTCCACAAATAAATCAAAAATCAATGAATTCTGCACCAAGACCGATAAATATTCAAACCTCAGGAGTTGCTCCTATGATGATGTTAAATAGAGATATAAACAGTATTCTAATGGAAGTAGCTCTGTACTAATGGCTAAGAATCCTACGGGAGCAAATAATCAATCTACTCCCAATATTCTACTATTTAAAATATATCCTCCAGAAGGATCATCAAAAGAACCAATTGATGTAAGAACTCAGGTTCCTGAAATTAGATATTATGAAGATGTTCTTTCTAATACAGTATCCATGTCTGTTGTAGTTGTGGATACTGGTGGATTGGATCAAGAAAGCAAAGAGTCAATGAACGGAATACTTGATGGTCTTCCTATAAAGAGTGGATGTAGAGTAGATGCTCAACTTGTAGATCCTAATAAAGGTGTTTTGAATCTTACTGGACCAAATTGTTTATATGTGAGTAAAGTTGTTTCTGGTACAAAAGAAACACAAAAAGATATTTTTCAGTTAGAACTAGTTAGTGTTGAATATCTTATAAATGATTTTGTTAGGATTAGAAAATCATATCAAGGAAAAATTTCAGACAGTGTTAGATCTATTTTAACCACTTCTGCTCCAGATGGTATAGGAACACAAAAACCAGTTGATGTTGAGGAGACTTTAAAACCATATAGATTTATTGGTAACACTTGGAAACCTTTTAAAGTTTGTACTTGGTTAGCTGCTAAGTCAAATCCCCAAGAAGGAACAGGACACCAAGCTGGATTTTTATTTTTTGAAACCCATGACGGATTTAAATTTAAATCAATTGATTCATTATTGAAAGTTGAACCAACTAAAAAATTTCAATACACTAATACTCCTCTTACTAAAAATGGATATCAAAAAATACAATATTATAACATAGAAAAAAATTCTGATTTGGATGAAAATTTAAAAATGGGTACTTATAATAATAAGACTACATATTTTGATCCAGTCTCTTTAAAATGGAAAACTCAAGTTTATGGAATAAATGACCAAAAAGAAAATATAAATCTTGCTTCAGATAATGCTGTAATAGTAAATACTCCATTTACTAATGATGATACTGTTACTCGATATTACTTTAAAGTTCTTGATATTGGATATCAACCTTTAGGAGATACTCCTCAACAACAATTAAGTCAAGTAAAATCTGATCCAAAATTACCCAATCATGATTCTCAAAATATTGATGCTCAATCACTTATGAGGTATCATGAAATTTTTTCCATAAAAACTCATATAACTATATTAGGTGATTTCACTTTAAGAGCAGGTGAAACGGTGCATTGTGAGTTTCCTGATCTACAAGAAGCTGCTTCAAGAAGACCAAATGAGCAAACAAGTGGTAAGTACATGGTATCAAGTTTATGTCATAGATTGACGCCGAAGGACTGCCACACTAGTATAACACTGGTGAGAGATTCAATACCAGAACAAAGGAGCTAGCTAAAATGGAAAACATCGAAGCGCACATTGCAAAAGATAAGGAAATTCTTCAAGATCCCACTACATCTCCCCAACAACGTCGTCATGTAGAAGAAGAACTTCATGAGTTGGAAGTATATGCAGAGAATCATAAAGAAGAAATCGCAGCAGGAGATCATCATGATCCTTCTCCATTAGAACTTTTCTGCGAAATGGAACCAGGAGCACCTGAGTGTAAAACCCACGATAACTGATAGAAAATGCCTTTAGACCAGGATCTAATTAAAAGAGATTTTTTAGGAAAGGATGGATTCATTTGGTGGATCGGTCAGATTCCTAAGGAAGCTGCCTATGTCGAAAATAAAACAGGTAGACGTGATAGTGCAGATGAAATAAATGGTCCTGGTGAAAGGTATAAAGTAAGGATATTTGGATATCATGAAGTTGAATGTGGTCAACCAACATTAACAGATGAAGAATTGCCTTGGGCTACCGTTATGTATCCAGTTACTGCTGGTGGTGGCGGTGGTGCAGCAAGTCAGTCTGCTAATTTGACTCAAGGAACCATGGTGTATGGTTTCTTTTTAGATGGAAACAATGCACAGCAACCTGTGATTATGGGTTGTTTGGGATATAATCAAACACAATTTAGCCCTGTTCCAAAAGATCCAATAGATGATTGTACTAAAGGGCAACCATTTGATGGGTATGGTCCCGAGGATAAAGTTCCTGTTACGCATGTTAGAGAAGAACCAATATCAGTTATTGAAGGTGAAGAAGTTCAAACTCCTTCAGACAAAGTTGGTGATCCTCCGGGAGCAAGTCAGACTGTAATTACTACATCGCCAGAAATAGATACTGGTGGTGGTAAGAATGCCGCAGATAAATCTGCACAGTCAGACAAAGAAGGAGCAGCATCTTTAAAGCAGACCGCAAGGTGTACTAAAGGTGATGGAATGACTGGTATTTTCACTGATGTGAAAAAAACTTTGAAAGATATACAAGAACTTCAAAGTAAGGCTAATGGGTGGGTTAATTATGTAAATGGTCTAGTGGATGATGAACAACAAAAAATACAAGACAAGATTGATAAATTAACTCTTAAAATTACTAGGTTTGTAAAAAGTATTATTAACAAAGTTAGAGGATATACTGAAAAAAGAATTCAAGAAGAAGCAAAAAATTTATATTACTTAGTTCAACCAAATCAAACTAAAACTGTAAAAACAGCTCAAGATAAAGTATTAGAATTAATTTCATGTTTATTTGATAAAATTATTAGTGGTCTTATCGAACTCATTGGTGGAGTTCTTAGTAATATGATGAGTAAAGTCGTCAATACAACTGAGTGCTTAATTGAAGGAATGATGGGGAATATTCTTGGAAATGTTCTTGGAGGAACAGTTGCTGGAATTCAGTCAATTGCTGATACTATTCAAAGCACTATTGGTGGAATTGCTGGTTCACTTAGTGGTTCACTTAGTGGAGTTGTAAGTTCTATTATTGGAGCAATAGAAAATATTCTTGCTTTTGGCGCTGCTTTCCCTTGTCAGGAAGATCAGTCATGCCCAGAAACAGAAGAGTGGAATCTTGCTACTGGTATTGAGGACGCTAATGATCTTTTAGCTATTGGCGACAACATGTCCAATCTTGCAAAAAGTGTAACTGATAGTGTTTCTGGTGCTGCTCAAGCAATTCAAGGTGCTGGTGCTGCGATAGGTGCAGCTGGTGCTGATGTCGCTAATAGTGTTAATAACATAACATCGGGAATTACTGGTGCTCTTTCTCAATTTGGAGGCGGATGTGATGTTGGTCCTGTAAAATGTGGTCCCCCACAAATTTCAGTTTTTGGAGGTGGCGCCGGCGCTGGCGGTGGTGGTGCTACTGCGAATGCAATTATAAGTGCTGGTGGTGAATTATTAGCTGTTGAATTAATTGATGCTGGTACTGGATTTTTAAGATCTCCTGATGTTAAGGTACAAGATCCTTGTGGTGGAGGATTTGGTGCTGTTGTTGATGTTATAATGACTGGCGAAGATGATGAAGATGATGGAGATGGTGGTAGAGATGATGATCCTGGAGATGACGAATTTGATGGTGATGAGGGAGAAGATCCTAGAGATGATGACGGTACTGGAGGATCTCGTGGAGGATCCCGTGGAGGATCCCGTCGCGGCCGCCCCAGAGGACGTAGAACAGGCGGGGGCAGTAATCGTCCTGGTAGAGGAGCTGGAGAAAAAGATAGAGGAGATAGAAATGGTGGAGCTAATGGTAGATATAGAGATGAAAGTGGTAACGTAATAAAGGGTACTAAAGGTTCTCCTGAAAGAGGAACGGGTGGTAATGCTGATGAACTTAATAATCGTAGTTTTGAAGTTACCAGCGATCCCGATGATACCGGACCTTATTTGGTTATGAGAGCAACTCCTTACCGTCCTAATGATGGTGTTTTTACCTTATCTTGGGAAGTATGGCCAAATTATGAAGCGAAAGAAGGTGGAGGAGACAAATATACTTATCGCGATGAAGTTGAAATTGTTAATGATAACTTTGAACTCAAAGACAAATTTAAAACTCCACACAATGAATTAATTGGTGATATTGAAATTACCAACTTTAGACAATGTAAGACTTTTATTCTTACTGGAGCAACAAAAACTCAACAAACCACTCTTACGCTGAGAGTTTGCCCTGCGGGACAACAAGGTGGTGGAAATAAAAAAATTAAAAAAATTATTGTAAAAAGACCAGGTTTTGGTTTTAGATCTAGAGAAGATGGATCTACAGGTGCTAATGGAAGACTGTATTCTACTCCAGAGCAAACTCTTGTAATTGATCCGGAAGGTAATTTTTTACCACCAATTTCACCAGGAACTTTCATAAAACTTTTACCTGGAAGTATCATCACTTCTCCTGGATCTGTTTCTGGATATGGTACAGTAACAGATCAAGACGAAGATACTGATTTTGATAATGGAGCTGGAATTGTTATTCCTCCTGGACAACCAACTAGAATAGAAAATGAAATAACGTTAACTACTGTTGATCCTCGTAAAGTACCAAAAAAATCTGGAGATAATTCAATAGATTCAAAACCTCTTGATGGTAGTGCAAAAGGTGATGCAAAAAAATCTGGTCCTGATATTGGTCCTGGTGATGGAAGACCATCTGGATATGGAACTCCAGACGTTGATGATATTCAAAATAGTTCTTCTGATGGAAAATATAATGTTAGACTTTGTATAGAAGACGTTCTTATTGAGAATGGTGGTGTTAATTATGGTCCAGATGATGACATATACTTAGAACCAGATCATGGTGCTATATTGAAAATGGAAACAGGACCATTTGGAAGAATAACTAAGGTAAAAGTTGCTAAAAGAGGATGTGGATTTACTGAGATGCCTAAAATAAGAATAAATAGTCGAACAGGATTTAATGCAGATTTAATTCCTCTATTGGAAGTTCAGAGAGTTGGAGAGAAGAATCTCCAAGATATTGCAATCGGTGCTATTGATAGTGGAATTATTACTGTTGTTGATTGTGTAAACCAAAGGTATGGAAGACCAGATCCATCTGGATCTAGTGCTGATAGTGGTTATTATGAAAAAGGTCAACCTAACGCTGCTGTAAGAGCTATTGATTAATGTCTAAAAAAAGAAATTACCATACAATACGTTATGGTCAAAAAGATGGAGAACTAAAACTCGGACATATCCATAATGATGATGTTCAATCTGCTGTTTTGCTTAGATCTGGATATGATTATAGGCATTACATAACTCTTGATGCCGATGATGGACGCAAAGGGTGGACAACTTTTAGAACTCCTGGAACACATCAAACAAGATGTGGAGATGATGTTCCTGATGAAAAACCAGCTTTCTTTGTAGATGCGGTAAATGGTGATATAATATTAAATGCTCCTGAAGGTAGAATAAGGCTTCTTGCTAAAAATATAGATCTTGTTGCCGATGGTGAAAATAATTCAGATGGAATTATCACACTTAGTGGTAACGAAGGAATAAGACTTCAAACAAAAAATCTTACTTGTGAATCTACTGCTATTACAAAAATAGTTTCTTCGGGAATTTTAGAAATGGTTGGTGAAGGTGTTATGAATTGTTATGGAGGAATCATGGACATGTGTGATGGAAGATCAAAGGTAAATGGATCAAAGTTTGAAACAGATTTCAATACTCAACAAAAAGGTTCAGCACCTTTAATTTAATTTTAATGAGGTAAACAATGGAAATTAATACAGATTTAACAATAGGCAAAAGGTTATTTGTTGGGGAAGGAAATCCTCTTGTTACTGGATTGGGTCCAACAGAACAACGTGGAGCTGCTTATGTTGAAGGTCCAGCAGTTATTGGTGATGCTGGTGCTTGGCCTCCTATTTTACCAGCAGCAACTTGCATGATTGGTCCATTGGTGAATAGTGATGCGCCTACTCCTATAATTTTGGGAATTATTCCTTCTTGTCTTCCAGTAAATAATTCTCCATATTCTCTTTCTGTTAGTGGTCCTACTGCTCTTCTCGGCGCATTAGACGTTGATGCTGATATTAACAATAGTGGAAATATCGGTGCTGGTGGAAATATCATTGCAAAAGGACATGTAATGTCTCAATGTGGTGGACATATTCTTGCTGCAAAAAAGAACTTTGATATTCCCCACCCATCCAAAAAAGGTTATAGATTAAGACATACTTGTCCCGAAGCTCCTTACAATGATGTTTACATTAGAGGAAAAGTAGTCAATAAAACTAAGATTGAACTTCCATCATATTGGAAAGATTTTGTTGATATGGACTCTATCTCTGTACAACTTCAACCTATTGGAGCACATCAAGACGTTATAGTTAAGCGTATTGATGAAGACTACATATATTTACAGGCAAAAGGTGGAATGCCAATTAATTGTTACTATCATGTTTTTGCTGAAAGAAATGATGGTGAAAAATTAATTCCTGTGTATAAAGGAAAAACTCCTGCGGATTACCCAGGAAATAATGACGAATATTCAGTTTCTGGATATCACTACGACGTAAGACAAACGGAGGATTAATTATGGCTGGCGAAGTTTCATTCCCAACAGAAAATACACCTGTTGGAGGTTCTAAAAATTGTGATGGTCCTGTAATAGGAACACCACATCCAAGTTTTGACTATATTCATAGAACTACAACTGGTGATGACGATTATCCAGAAGATGCGTGTCCTTTGTGGCTTCAAGTAAATGGTAAGTTTGATAATCTTCAAGTAACTTCCAATGTAACTGCATCAACATTCAATGGAAATATTAATGTTCAATCTTGGAAAGGATTTGATATTAAGCATCCCAATAAAGAGAATCATCGTCTCAGACACATCTGTCTAGAAGGACCAGAAGCAGGTGTTTATATCAGAGGTAGACTTACTAATAACAATGTAATCAATCTCCCTGAGTATTGGAGAGGTCTAATTGATCCCGAAACAATTACAGTTAGTCTGACTCAAATTGGTTGCTCTCAGGATTTATTTGTAGAAAGTATTGAGTGGGGAACAACTGTTAAAATTAAGTCTGGAAGTGCTTCAACAATTGATTGTTATTATGTAATCCAAGCTTCTAGAATTGATGGTGAACCTTTGATTGTTGAATATGAAGGTCAGACACCAGCAGAATACCCTGGAGGCAGCGATCAATTCTCAATTTCTGGATGGGACTACGACAAGAGAGGTCCAGAGCCAACTCCAGAACCGTCCTAAGGGGTTGACGCCCACGCCAAACCACCCTATAATATATGGGTAATCAACGGAGCACACCTGATGCCTCAAGAAGAATTTCTCTATCGCGTCGTTATTGATCCTATGCGTAAGTCCTTCTATATGTACTCGGATCAAGGTGATGAGAAAGTAATTGAGTGTGATAATATTGATGAGTTTATGAGTGTTCTTGAGTATGTGAATGATGTTGCTCCTGATGAAATGATTGCCTATTCCGATCCGATGACTCCCATGACTTACGCGGGGTAATTCCCCCTTTTTTGGGACTGTCGCCTAAAGGTAAAGGTCCTCTGCTTATAACGGAGTGATCTGGGTTCAAGTCCCAGCAGTCCTACTAAGGAACTTGAGACGTTCCAACCAAAGGTGCCCCATAGCAAGCATACTTGGTAAGTCATCCGTCATGGGAGTGTGATGAAACTGGTAAACATTGCGGCCTTAAAAGCCGTTGACCGTAAAGGTCTTGCGGGTTCGATCCCCGCCACTCCTACTGCACTAAATAAGTGCGAGCGCCAATTTAGCTCAGCTGGATAGAGCAGGGTTTTTGTAAAGCTCAGGTCAACGGTTCAAGTCCGTTAATTGGCTTTCCTCGGACGTAACTGAGGAAACTGGGTTTAATTTTTTAATTAGATCCTTAGGAATGTGTCTTTTTAGATGTTGGATGCAAGACCCTTAATTATCGAGATCTCGGGGTCATGTTTACAAGGATCTTGAGACATATTCTAAAAAATACGTTTGATTGTTGGGAATGGCGGAATGACCAATCCAAAACAACAGTTAAACATGATGGAAATAATGTTTCTGACCTCCTAGCGTGTGTTATGCAAACTTAAGTTATTTCTATCAAAACTTTGGGTCGCTGGGAATGGTGGAATGACCAATCCAAAACGGCGATCCTATCGCTTAAGTGGCGGAATTGGTAGACGCGCTTGGTTTAGGTCCAAGTGGAGTAATCCGTGGAGGTTCAAGTCCTCTCTTAAGTACTTTATTCATCCAATTATGAAAATTAATCTCTGGTATTCAGAAAACAGAAGACAGTGGCGTTGGACATTGTGTGATGATAGTGAAAGAATGAGACAAGAATCGGGGCAGCAACCCTTTCTTCGTGATGCGATGGAAGATGTTGCAAATACAGTAGAATATATCTTAGAATCAAAACAAAAATAAGTAATAATACTTAAATGAAAAGTGATTTTTATATAGATAGAGTAGATAAAGAGG